TGTGCGTATGCCCCGAGACGATTGATTTACCCATGCGCATTGCACCATTCAACGCCGTCTGCCCGGGTTTGTTTGATAATGGAAAAGCGTCTCCATGGCAAGTGTGCCAACCTGGAGCAAAGTCAAAGCCGTTGGGATGGTATTTAATACCAGCCTTGTCATAGCCCATGAATTTGTCATAGCGCAGCTCAGGCAGGTTCATAAATGCCGGTAATCTGCGACTAAGTGACTTGTAAACTCTTGCTCCATGATTGGAGCCAACGACGTCAGTTACGCCAAGATATTCGAGAATCTCTAAAGTGAGTTTCCGATCCTCATCGATATTGCCCTCGACCTCTTGCCATGGTTGAGCAAAGCCTCCAAGTTGAGGTAGATCGATCTCGTCACCAATGCAAATGGTTTGGTGAGGCTTGTAAGCCCTTAAAAACTTGCCTAAATTCTTGACTGCTGCTTCATGAAAGAACGGTGCCTGAATATCTGATATCCAAGCAATTCGTTTTACTGTCATTAGTCCTCGTCGTCGTCCTCATAGTCACCAAACCGCTCTGGCTCGATAGGATCTGGCAAGATCCAAGCCGGATAAGCTGTAGGTTCAATTATGATCCCCATGACTTCATCCTCTTTGAAACCAGCGCGCTTAAGACTTTGAGCAAACTCGTACATGCCAATACAGTAAGCATCGAGTGCTGAGTAATCTTGATCTACAAGCTGCTTAGTTGCTTTTCTTGCCATGTGGATAAGTGTCCCTTACTTTTTGAGAAGTTCCATCATCTGTTCTTGGCGTGTCTCTATTCTTGCCAATCTGTCTGCGAGAGATGATCCACCATTCGGCGTAAGAGTCCACAACCAACCGCGAACCAAATAACGCAAACCGCCAACAACAATAGCAAGCGTCGAGGCAATGGCAAGGACGAGCCCTGCCCAATCATTAGCGGTCACCGTAGACCATAGGCTTCATCTTTAGGATTCAACCAACGCATAATAGGTGGAATCGTTGCCAACGCACCAGCGTAGGCGATGTTCTTAGGGTCAGTCTCGCCGGCAGCGACAAGTGCAAGAGCAGCTGTTAGAAACGCTCTGCCCCAACTTGCTAACATCTTTTTCAGGTCTTTGTTCATCAGTTCCTCCTAGTAACGGGATGTTAAAAAACTTCGAATCCGTGTCGCCAGCCTTTGTAAAACTAATGTGAATATGGCTGGTGTGTGGATTGACTCCGGTATATTTGCGCCAACGCCAGAGGCTTCGAGCGCTTGCAATCTTGCGGTTAAAAATGACATATGCAATGCGTTTATCTGACTTGGCGAGAGTTCGAATCTGGTCGGCAATGTAAGCAGCTGTATTGGCTGATTTGTCGAAATCAACATCGAGATCGAGAGCCCTGATAATCCCTGAATCAGGGTCAGGGTTATGATCGCTTTTTCGGGCTGAGTGCCTCGCGTCTCCGATTGTCCCGTCCGAGTCACGCTTTCGATCTGGATAAGCATCGTCTGCCTGTTCTCTTAGTTGTACAACGGATTTAGATAAGCGCGGTTTCATGTTCGACATTTGAACACTCCCAACGCTTAAGCTCATTTAGTTCTAATTCATCGTGTCCACATTCTGGCATTGGTGGAATAAAGGCATCATCGATTGGATCATACAAATAACCAATACCTGCAAAGTTGTAACGAATATTTCCATTATATGAAGTTTTAATCCATGATCCTCCAAGATTATCTATAAGCCATTGATAGCCTTCATCACCGGCTGGATCTTGATTATCTCCAACTAAAACACGAATAACTTTGTTATCTTGATTTATTTCTGCCCAATGACTCATACTGCATACCTCACTATGACAATTCCTGAACCGCCCGCGCCACCTGTGTAGTTTTGATAACCTCCGCCACCACCGCCGCCTGTGTTAACTGTTGCCGCTGCTCCGTTTTGATTTGTTCCGCCACCAGCACCACCACCGCCCGCGCCAACTGCGCCAGGGGTGATTGAAGTGAAACCACCCGAACCACCACCGCCGCCTGCATAATAACCACTGACACCTGTGCTGGTTGCCGTTGCCCAACTGGAATAAGTATTCAATCCGTCACCGCCTTTGCCCGCAGTGGTACTTGACGGCGCGGCTTGACCTACTTGACCAGCACCACCACCGCCGCCTGTTGCGTTACTAATATTGGCAGCACCACCCGCATTGCCTTGACCACTTGTGCCCGAACCAGGGCTGGACGCAAAACGACCACCGCCGCCTGAACCACCACTTGTTGCGCTTGTACCGCCGCCAACGGCTGCCGTGAATGAACCAATTTGAGAATTCGTTCCATTCGTACCCGCTGAACCACCACCGCCGACGGTCACTGTTTGATTTGCTGAAATTGATTGGCTGCTTGCGTAATACAAACCACCAGCACCACCGCCGCCGCCAACGTCACTGCCACCACCACCGCCGCCTGCAATAACCAAAATGTCAGCAGTAAGCGTTCCGCTGGTGACGCCCAATGTTCCGCTTGCAGTAAAAACACGGTAATTGTATCCGCCTGAAGTGTAAAGTGTGCCACCTGTAACGATAGGCTTTCGCCCACCACTCGCCATGATTCCCAGCATAGGCGTCATTAGGCAATGTCTCCAAATACGATCCATGAATTTGCAGCTAGTTTTTTACATGTCGCACCTGAATTGGCAACACGCAATTTTGGTGTTGCGCTTGTTGCTCCTGTTGAAATCACTGTTGTTGTTCCTGGTGTGACTGCGCCAATTGTTGGCTGACCTGCTCCAGTAATCCAGAACACGTTAATTTCTGTACCTACCGCAAAATTAAAAGTGGCGTCTGTTGGGATTGAAAATTGTTTGGCAACAGCATTGTTCATTGAAAAAATGTTACCTTCATCACCAGATGCAAAAGTGTAATTATCTGTTTTTGCTGTATATGTTGATGAAATTTTAGGCGATGTTAAAGTTTTATTTGTCAAAGTCTGTGCAGTAGTTAGGTCGGCTGTAACGGACGTATCAATCGAAACTGTAACTGTGCCAGAAGTGCCACCGCCTGAAATACCTGTTCCAGCTGTAACGCCTGTGATGTCACCTTGATCGTTTGCTATCCAGACAAAATCCATATCTGTATTCGAGTTTTTTGATAGAACTTGTCCACTTGTCCCACCTTTTAGATCGGACATCGATGTGTCGATTGAGTTGCCAAGGGTACGGATAGCAGCTGCGCCATCTTTAACGAGGTCTGTGTCGTCTGGAGTTTCCCAGCCGAACGAGGTAGTGGTTGCCATTTTGCTCCTTTATCAGGCTACTATTGTAGCGTTAATCCATTCTAGGGTTGGGCTTAATGTATTCCATGTCTCTAATCCTGAGACTCCATTCCACCGTGTGGATTGAAGGCTGTATGCAGTAGGCGACACGGTTAAAGTCAGATACAAGGAATTGTAGCCTGCTGTAAATGTCCAGCCTTCTACGAAACCTTGAAATGCTCCTGTATTAATATTTGATGGTAAATCAGTAATGTTTAAAGGTAACCCCATAAAAACATTTAAAAGGGTATCTCTATCAGTATCATCGATCTCGGGATTGGAAATCGGGAACGTAATGGATCTAAATTGAGCTTCTGGAAATGCTCTAAGATTTAAATAAAATTCAGCCTGAGATAAGGCATCAGCCCCATTTTCCAATGAGGTTGTGATTTCATAAGCTTGTTGCCCGTAAATACCAATGGATTCAGCATCAAATGCAGATTCTTGCGCGTTTGCTTTATAAGTAATAGTCACATTGTTCCGAACGTCTCCAGAACGTTTTTGTGTCTTAATTCCACGCGCTAAAGCATGATTCCCAGTTAAATCTATATATCCATTACTGGTGAGATATGTTGTCCGTCTGGAACTATCGGCATAACCAATCCGACCTTCTGCGTCCTCATATAGATAACCAAGCCCAGAAGTAGCCAAGCCTGCAACTAACGTATAAACATCAATAACGTTGGATGATCGAGACGCAAGTTCATAATCGCCTGGTTGGTCAATAGTGCCGAGTCCAGAATTCTCAGCATTAATCCAGGTTGTTGTGGGTGTATAAGTTGCCCAAGTTGTAGCTGCTGGCACTTCATTCCATGTATTGAACAATACCTCACTAAGCACCGCGTAAATTTGGTCTCCGTCAAAGTCTTTGCTCAACACGCCTTCTGTGAGGGTTTTAGGCAGTTTAGATAACGCACCCATTGCCGTGACAGTAATTACCTCTGAAATTGCCGTAGAGGACGCCTGAGTGACTTCTACGTCTATGTCTGTGACATAGCCACCAAATAAGTTTACAAAAGTGCCTGATGAGTCTTTGACTTTGATAATGATCTGGTCATTGACATCGATGACGATTGGGGATTGATCTAAGTTGATGATCTGGACATTGCAATATCCGGCATAAGGCTGAGAGTAAATATCGGTACGACCAGAGGTAATGGTCATATTGGCAATGGTTAGGTTTGTGTAATCTCCACCACCATTAATAGTTAGTTCCCATTCAGGAGTCCATTGGCTCATGGATATACCAGAGCTCCTGAACCTGATCCACCCCGAGCTGTTGCTCGGTTAAGAATATCCACAATCTGACGGGCAGTTCCCTCAGCATCAAGAGCGCCATTTACTGTGATGTTGATTGTGCTACCACCACCGCTTAGGCGATTATTTGGGATGATGTTTCCACTAGATCCTGGAGTAAAGAGTTCTGGACCCTTTTCGCCTACTAGATAGGTTGTGCCTCCAGTTACGGGACCGCCTGTGGCTCGACCACCGCCAAAGATGTTTTCAATGGCTCCAGAAATTCCCTTAACCAAAGGATTATTTTTTACCAAAGAAATAAAGTTTTTTAACCCGTTGTAAGCGTTTCCAATTAATTCTGCTGCTTTACCAAATGCTGTAACTACCGGACCGATACCAGCAGCAACAATTTTAAAGGTTGCGACTAATGAAGTCCCAAAAACAGGCAATAAAAACTTTTTAACAAAATTGACTAAATCTGTAATAAGTGGCAATAGAGCTGCAAACTCATCTTTGTTTTCAGTTACCGCTTTTTTAACAGCGCTAAATGCTTTTTGAAAACTTTCAAGGATTGGAGTAGCCACAGTTTTAACAGCATCAAAAAATACTTTAAATACTGGACCGACATCTTCTCCAATAGTTGTTGCAATATCGCTAAATGCTGGAATGACTTTATCAACAAGATTCTCAACAAGTGGAGTTACAGCATCCAAAATATATGCGCCTACTGTTTCTTTACCTTCATCAAATGCCACATTGAGACGGGCTAACTTGCCTGCAAAAGTATCAGCCTGAATTGTTGCCTGTCCGGCAAAAGTTTCAGAGAGTGCAGCTGTTGCAGCATCGAAATCCTTAGACTTGAGAATGTCCTCATCGATGCCGACACCTAAACGCTTCAAAGCGCCTAAGTTTCCATCGTAGGCTTTGCCTAATGCTTCAGAAACTGCGCCGAGATCTTTGCCCGTACCTGCAGCAATATCCAGCGCCAAAGTCTGTAACTTCTGGGCTTCCTCAACGTCTTTAGTTGATCGCACCAAACGATCAAGGCTTGGACGGAGTTGCTCATCTGTAACGCCAAATGCCAGAGCAGTTTGGGTTATGTACTTTTCAATAGATGAAATCTGTGCATCAGTTGCACCAGTAACATTCTTTAAAGTTGTTGCTAACTTGGCTTGGGCTGCTTCATCCTCGATCGCAGACTTAACACCGTCGATTGCTAACTTGCCTGCATATGCAGCAGCTGCAGCACCGGCAGCAAGAAATGCAGCACCGGCAATTTTTCCAAAGCCCTCAATCTTACTGCCGAAGGTTTGAACATCATCGGCACCAGAATTAAGACTCTTTTTTAGGTTATCGACATCAGCAAGGATCGAAAGTTTGAGAGTTCTATTACCTGCCATTAGTCCCACTCCTTCAAGATGCGATCAAATGCTTCTTCCCATTGCTTAATGAGATCCGGCTGGATCGCTCGCAATGTAGAGTAAATAAAGTAACCGGAGTTACCATTGCCCTTCTTTGGTGTACGGGTTGGGAATTGCTTAAAACGATTGGAACCAAACTCCATACCGTACAGCAGATCCAAAGTTGTACCGCCACCTGAAAACTTTTGACGAGCAAAGCCGTATGAAAACTCACCAACCTTGCTTGACTTACTTATCGAAACTCCATCAGCAATACGGCGAGCAGCAACGCCTGAAACCGTACGAGTTGCTGCCGTTTTCTTAATCTGTTCAGAAGCATATTGAGCAAGAGCAGAAGATTCCTTTTTAGCAGCATCAACAGCTGCGTCATCCATCGCTTTAAAGGCTTTGATAATTCCACGCAATTCTTGCTTATCATAAGTGATTGCCTCACTTGCCATTGCGCTCCTCCAATACCTCTATTGCTGTAAGGATATCCTCAGCGGATGTCCACTCACTCATAGGAATCTGAGTCGCTATCGCTAACTCGACTATGAGTCGGCTGATACTCCCTCGTCGATGACTTTTGGGTTATCAACTCCGACCTCGACATCAACAACGCTTTCAACCCAAATCTCAAAGGGTTTAGTTGGCTTGCCTGCAGCTTCTCTTTTGTAAGCGCTATGCGCTACGAAAAGAATGTCATGCATCCCAGCAAACTCACCGATTGACTTCTTTGTTGCTAATTCCCACTTTACAAAATCAGGTGGATAGGCTACGAATGTAGCCTGATCCCCCGACTGAAAAGTTACTATTATTGACTTTTTCATGTTTGCTCCCGTTGTTAGATGTTAAGCGAAGTTTTCTGTTGGTGTTCCTACTACTGTAAGAGTCCATGAATCAGTCTGTGCTCCTGGTGCTCCACCGCCTACTGATGGAAATACCGGCAACACGTTAAATGTAAATACTGCGCCTGTAATTGCAGTTAGTGATACTGCAAGAGTTGTGTTTGGTGCTGTTTCGCATGCTGTCCACATTGCCTCGAATAGTGATGAAGCAACGCCCCAGTCTGCAAGCAGCTCGATAGCCAATTCCCATTGGTCATCAACGTGCTTGTAAGCCTTTCCATCTAGTGTCTGATAGACATCAATGGTTGGTGTGTTTGTGAGTGTGACGCTAGTTGTCTGGGCATCGTAATTTACCGTTGCAATAGTCAGGACTAGGTCGCGCCCCGTGATTACGGTTGTTGGCATGATTTCTCCTTATGCTGTCTGGGTGTACCAAGTGGCAACCCGAATATCTGCGACTAGCAATGTACTAGCGCCTACTGTTGTTACTGTTGGTCGTTCAACCGCTTGGACTTCATATCCATTTGGTATAACCGCCACAACACTTGTTATTAATTGCTCAATATTATCGAGTGATGCTGGATTGCTGTTGTAAGCAACGCAGCAAGTAATCGTCATATTGATCTTGCATCGAAAGGTTCCCTTGCCAATGGTGTCAAACTCAAGGTACGGAGAGTCCGGAACGACAACAACAGCAGGAGCCGGGATTGACTCAGGAACGTATGCAAATACGTTTGCTGAAACCCCAGATAACGCTGTGGCAAGAGGAGTACGAACAGCCGAGAGGATTGTGCTTGGCATTATTGCGCCATTGTCTCGACATCGATGTATGGACCAAGTAAGCCCACGACACGGTTAAACAAGCTGCGTCCCATACGATAAGGAGACGGAGCGAAATCTACGCCTTCAATCTGTCCGCCTGGAGCAGTACGAGATTGGAATACTTCAACTGAAACTACAAGGATTGCGGATTCCACCGCAGCGACTCCGACATAAGTAGCAGCGCCTGTAAGTGTTGCGGATCCGCTAGGGATGACATTGCGCTCAAGGATATCGGCATTAGTGATGTCTGCTGTAAATGTGTATGCATCGACATCAGCATTGATTGTTCGAGTGCCGTTAAATGGTGATCCGCATCCTGCGATGACAACTGATTGTCCTTCGGTAAACTCATGGATTCCTACTGTTGTAAAGGTTGCGACATTATCAGTCAGCGAAACCTTTGCAACTGGTGCTGCAAAAGTTGTAAGCAAAGGCAAGATAACTGCCTCAGATGTATCGATGATGTCATCGAGATAAGCATCATTGTAAAGAGCAGACGAAACGCCAAGTACAGTTCTCAACTGTGACGCTGTAATAATACTTGGCATTTCATCCTCTCTAAACTGCTGGCGGGGAGATCGGGAGCAACCCCCCCGCCATGATTAATTGATTACGCTACGTTCAACTTACGGAACGCTGCTGGGTAGCGGTTAACTACGCAGACATATCCGTATAGACCGATTTCAACCTGACCGTTTGCAACTACGTTTGCGCGTAGTTCGATGCGATTGCTCTCGTGGAAACGCATTGCGTTTGATGGGTAAACGAGTGCATGCTTTGCGCCTGCATCGTCACCTGTGTAGTTAGCATCAACAACAAGTCCAAGACCTGCGATTGTGCCTGATGTCGATCCTTGTGTTACAAGACCGTTAGCATTTGATGGTGCTGCTGCTGCGTATAGTGGACGACTTGAGCCATCTACTGCGCCAAGCAGACCAGCGAAATCGATACCATCTTCGCCACCTGTGTTTGCAACAAGTAGACGGTTTGGTGTGGAGCGCATTACGCCGTATGAATCAGCAATACCCTTTGCAATAGCTGCATAGATTGTTGCTGCTGATGATTGTGTTGCGTTCTGTGCTGCAATCTGTGCTGCGTATGCATCTGTCTTGATTGCGTAGGATTCAGCTAACTCGCGTAGATACAAGTCTAAAAATGCTGGGTCTGAGCGATCTAACAACTCAACATCGATGATGCCAGCGCCTGCAAACTTAACAACTGTGTCCTCCTGGAAGGTTACTGTTGTGTCTGTTGATGAGAACTCTGCGCCCTCTGCTGTAACTGCAACAGTTGCCTTTGTGCCCAACTTAGGTGTGAAAACCTTCATGCCTGATGCTGGAAGTGCTGCTGTCTCGATTGAATCGATAAATGGACGTGAGTTATCGATGATTCCGATTACATCGCGTAGGTAGTTAGGTGGAACCATACCTGTGTTTTCTGCAACTGTTGCAACCTGTAGAGCTGCAACTAGATCGCGAGCGTCTGCGTCTCCGCGTGATGCTTGAATCTGTGCCATTGCGTACTGACCTGCTGTTACGTCAAGATTGACGCGTGGATTTGTGTAAAAGACTGGGCGTGATGCCGCTGCTGTTACCTCTGACTTTGCAGCTTCAACCGTCTCGGTTGATACTGCCTCTGAAACGGTTTCTGACACTAGGTCATCTCCTTCGGTCTTAGGATCCTCAATCTGAGGCTCCGGGTTTGATTCGGTTGCTGCAGTCCCTGGTGTTTCGGTTGCTGCAACCTTTTCCACTTCTGCTCCTGGGATTGCTCCTTCAGTTACAAGTGAAACTTCAATTAACTTCGATGCGCTAATAGCCATAACGCCATCCTTGTTATCCCACGCATCTACTTTAACGCCAACGCTGAAATCTGAACGAAGTCCAGTAGCAGCTTCTTCTAATGCGTCATTGCCAGCGGTTGTCTTAGCGATCTTAAATGAAGCCGTTACGCCTGACTCATCCTCTGACCACTCGATAATTTTTCCGATCGGTTTGGTCATTTCGTGTTCAAGTACCAACTTTGTGTTCTTGCTAAAAGTAATTGAGTTTGGCAAGAAAACGGTTTGACCCGCTGATGTATTACCAACTGAATCCCATTGAACGATGCGACCTGCAATAATGCGTGATTCTGCATCGCTTGCTGTAATTGTTACCGGCATTGTTATTTTCATGATAACAAGTCCTCCTGTTGTCTGATTTCATCAACGCTCATCGCGCCAATTCGGTTTAGGATCTCGTAAACTTGAGCGCGCTCCAAAGGATTGCCACGCAAGAAATCATCTAATGCATATCGCACTTCGTTGCCTTGACCTACAAAGTCAGGCATTGACAAACGCTGTTCGATTGCCGTCAAGATTGGACGGAGTGAGAAATCAACCAATGAACGACGTTCTGAAATAGCATTTGAGTAAGTCATTGAAGTTGTTTCGGCGCTTGCAAAGTATGCAGGCAATCCAGCAGCTCGACATAACTCAAGCGCTACATATTGACGCGCTTCGTTGAGTTGCAGTTTGTTAGGATCAATTCCCATCGCCTGCAGTTCAACATCGGCGTTCAGAAATGCTGTGCTCCGAGTGCTGCGGGCGACGCGCCAGGCTTCAAGCAATTTGCCAATACGCTCGCTAGTAAGATTTGTTCCATTTGACTTTAAGACCATCATTGGTACTGGCTCTTTTGCAAAAGCCTCTGATGCATTTTCTAATGCAACTGCTGCGCGGATTGTGCGACCTGCGCGAGATAAGAATCCTTCATCCAAACCATTAAACACAACCAGAGAACCAACACCCATTGAAGCAATAGCATTTCCATCAACTCTGTATCCGATGATCTCTGTGTTGTTTGAGTTTGTTGTATAAGTAACGCGATCAGGTGATACGCGTGTCCATTCTTGAATACGTCCATCGGCATACATAGACATTACTTGTCCATACGCCACGCCGTAAAATAGTAAATCCTCAGCGATGTATGAATAGATAGATGATCCGGGAACGCGTGAATCTGGTTGGTTAATTACGCGATTGGGTTCAACTCGTACCCCGGAAGATTTAATTCTTTGCTCTAGTGGCAAAGATGCAACTGTAGAACAGATGATGTTGCGCGCTCTTGCAATTGTTGGTACCGCCATCGCCTGCTGACGATTAGCAGTTCCCAAAGGATAAAATAAACTTTGGATTGAGTTATTAAAAGGTGCCGGAGTTGCAGCTGCGTCTACCGTCATTGTCTGCGGTTCAGGAGCCTTTACGAAGAAATCTCTGAGTGCCATTAGCATAAAATTATAGCATAATCAACCCAACACGATGTCCACTTCTGAGTCAGGACGTGTCGCAAAGTGAGACACCATTGCCATTCCAACCGTGGCGCAAATTGTGGCACCTGACGCTTTTCGTCCAAGGTACCAACCGCCATCTTTGAATGGCAGCTTAACCGCGGATAAGACTTGCTTGTTTAACTCTGCTTGGTTTGTGTGAACCAAACGCTGGGAGGTAATAGCCGACAACATTTCATCGCAGGCTTGCCCATAAATCGCCCCATCGATGGCTGTTGTTGGAATACCTGCCGGAATCAATCGAGAAGCAACTGCACCAGCCGTTTGACGACTATAAGCGACCGTCTCCACGCTGTATCGCTTAGTCCAAACGGCGATACTGTTCGCTAGGTCTTTATCATCAATCGAAACTGGATTCGAATACGTTTCCAGTAATACAACACAGAACTTGTCCCCAACAAGTCGCTGTGCTGCAACTAATGCAGCTGCTTTTCGATCTGGGCTCAGATCAATAGCCATCCAAGTTGGTTGCTCCCGATCCAAAGCGAGCGTACCCTCATGCGCGCACTCTGTCCAACTTGACGGATTGATGGCTGGGTTAATCTGGCTTACCCATTGGCACAAAAGTTCTGTGCGAATAATAGACTCATCATCTGACATTGCAGACTTGAGATTGTCGATGTGAATAGTGTGTCCTAGCGATGGATTGGCTTGTTGCCATCCCTTCATATCATCGATTGCACATCCTGGCTCTGCCGACCACTCGAACCAACCAATAGGATCATCAGATCCAGCAGCTGCAGCGAGTCCACGCTCGCGCATACGATTCAGGATTACGGAATGTTGGTCTCCGGCGTTGCTATACATAATCGCCTGCGGATTCTTACTTGCCATTTGAGTAAAGCGCAAAGATGCCCAAACTTCGTCATCCTTATATTCGCGCACTTCATCCAGGTGGATTGTGTCCGGCGCTGCGATACCGCGAGCAGCCGAGTTATTGGCTCTTACCAGGTAACGGGTGCCGTCATTAAGTTTGATTTCTTGGCTTCCCTTAGTTTCGTACTTTTTAACAAACCGTGTCACAAGTTGTTCATTGGCTTGGATGATCTCATCGATTTTCCAAAAGATTTCAGATGAGGTCGTAAGTTTGTGAGCTGTGTGGATTTGCAAACGCTCACCCCAGAGAAACATCCCAGCCAAGATTCGAAGCTGCATGAATGTGGACTTACCATTCTGACGGGCAATAATGACCCCTACCTCGTTGTGGTACCAGCGCCCGTCAGGCTTGACCCGGTGCATCTCCATTGCGAGCAATTTTTGCCAAGGGAGAAGTTTGAAGGTCTGCCCAGTCACCGGATCGATGATCTGCTCACAGAAATCAATCATTTCCTGTCCGCGGGACGGTAAATCGACCGGTTTTGACCTAACACGCGGTTCTGTCGCCCCTAGGTAAGCCGTAGGAGGCTGTTCTAAGCCTGTTTGAGGGTTTTGAGTCATATCTAGTCGAGCTCTTCCTGATAGTGGCTTATTGAGCCGTTTTTGGGGGCAAAAGATCCAA